TCCAATCTCGAATACCTCTTTGATGTTTGTAATCCAAGTGCGGAAGGTAGTTTCTTCAGCAGTAAGACACAACACATAGTTAGGTCCTCGACGTAAAATCTTTCCTACTTGTCCGTTCTCAGTAAGAACCCATTCACCTTGCTTGTAAACTTCATTCTTATAGAACTTGTCTTTGGTGATCTTTGCTTCCGCAACTTTAGTTTTCTTTGCGAATTCAGAGAAAGATTTCATTAATATATGTGTACATATCAAGTTTATTTATAAGCCCATACCTTCTCTAACCTTTGCCATGAGCTCCATCTTTTCATTAACACTCAAAGTATCAGGTATACCACTCATAAATTCCGTTGATTTTACATCTTTTGCTGCAGCTCTCATCTTACTTGCAGACATTCCACTAGCACCTTCCGCGTCTGGATCTCTCTCACCAGCAGATATAACTTTGATAGTATCAAAAGAGAAATCTTGCCTATTATATTTCTGTAGTATCTTATCAAAGTCTGCTACCCTATCGGAACCTACCACCATTACTATGTCAGTGTAGTCTTTCATCATTAAATCTTGTGCTACCTTGATAATAGTATTACAACATGCTGCAGATTCAATCTTTGCCCACGGAAACATCTTCTTCATCATCTCCACCTTATACTCATATGGTAATGGATTATCTGGTTTCTTGTGTGTCTGTGATGGATAGATTAGATAGTCACCAGAACCAGCTTGACTTGCTACTGCTTGAATCAGTTTCTCATGCCCTATAGTAGGAGGATTAAATCTACCAAATGTAAAATGACATACCTTCATTGTGGTTTATCTCCGTTAACCCAGTTCTTTTCTACGTTGAAGTTTGCAACTGAGAATGTCAAACGATCAACTAACTTAACTGCTTTACTTCCTTCTTGTATAGCAACGTATCCCTCAGGTGCTGTTATCTTGTACCCATTCTCCGTGCGGAGATATGTACCAAACCGTTCACCCTTCTCTAGTTTACGAATGAACATCTCCTTTGCTAACTGAAGGTTCTTATACAAATCAATAGTCTTTACCAAAGCACTCTCATGTTTTTTGATAAGGTCTTGACCATCATATAGTTTAGCAAGTTTACCTGCCTTACCTTTAGGTGTCTTTAATTTATCTGCTGCTTTCTTACACTCTGATTCAAAGTACGTTTTGAATTCTTTTATGACTTGACTAGACGAACCCATCTTCTGACCTTTCCTAACATACTGGTTAAAAAATATTTTTAATCTAATACCAATAGACAACTGATCCTTACCTGCATTATGCTCTGCCATAATATCTAGAAAACTACCTGCTACAAGTTTAGAACTTTGACTTCTTACAGTTTCTAATTGACTTTTCTCCGCAGCATTGAGTAGTATATCATTACCAAGTTGTTCTGTTTCAGCACTCAGAACTAAGACATTCTTACTCTTGCTTAGTTTGCTAACATCATATCCAAACCTAGCACTCAAACCTTCAATGGAACCACCAGAATAACTCGTATGAAATACCACACCAAGTTTTGCACCAAGTGCCTTTTCATATAATTCATCCTCAGAGGGTATACAATAGGTGATAGTGTTAGGTTGGAATATAAGACAGTCTACACCATTAATTTTTTTCTTCTCTTTATCATTAGTAAAAAGTAAATCACCTTGTGCTACACCTGATATACCAAGGTCAGGTAGATATGTCAAACAGTCTTTTAATTTAGCAGCAAGACCTGGTGAACTACCATGATTCGCATCCACATCTGCATGTGTAAAATTAATCTTAGCATCTTTATTGAATATAGATTTACTACCAACAAAAAATCTACCAGAGCCAGGATATGTACCACAAAATACAGCAGGTGCACCGTCCCATTTAGTAGTAATTTTTAGGTTATTGTTACCACCTGCACTAAAAGTTTTAGCAAGTTCATCCAAGAACATAAAAGCATCCGTAGCACCTTGTTCACCATCTAACAAGATGCTATCTTCTAAGTGTTCTAGGTGTGTGTTCTTGCTCATTAGTATATCTTAGCAAATGGTCCGTAAGAACTGCCCTCTTTCTTAGCAAGGAATACCATATCAGTACCAAAATTATCTCTATCATCATCTGAAAGTGATAAAAACTCACTCAACCATTTGATCTGTTGGCATTTAGAATTTGCTACATGAGCTTTAGTACCAAATACAAATAACAAATTGTTGTATGCTTCTTCTGCACTCTTAGCATCTATATCTACCCTATTTTGCTCAAGTGTTTTGATAAGACCTAACCAATCATTACTCCTATCGTTCACAAAATCGTCAGCGTTCTGAGGATATGCTGCATTATCTTTTTTAAAGTTTAAACTATAGTCACTAAGTAATCTTTCTACTAATTCAACAGTTGCTTTACCTAATCTTGCAGCAGTAGAACCAGATGCAGTAGGTTCATATTTTAAATTAGACATCCCAGTACTGTTGTTACCTTTGATCTGAAAATTATATGTGTTACCACCATCTTTAATAAGCAATCTTGTGTCCTGAGTTGACAAAGTTATGGTTCCCTCCTTGTCCATTTTCTTACCCATCTTACAATCAGCACCATCATATTCAAAATGTAATTTATCGAGTGATTGAAAGAACTCACTCCTATCATTAGCAAATGTAATCGTAGCATCTTGACCTGCAGCTACCTTTTTGAGTGAAATTCCAAACACTTGTTTAGCTTTGAATAACATTCTCATTATAGCATTTAATTCTTGAACTGTCTTGGCAGGTGAACGTCCTCTTCTACCTGATTCTACAGCTTCTTTTATAACTCTTGTCCACTTAGATTCATCTTGTATCAACCAGATGTCAGCAGGATCCCAGTTATCCTTAGAACTAATACCATAGTGTTTTTTAACTAAGTTAGTGATGAATTGCATGAACCCACCATTACGATTGAACTCTGTAAAATTTGGTTTACCAATTTTCTTTATCAATACTTTCTGTTGCTTGTAAAAGTTCTCTATCCAAGTATCATCTACCTCATTTACCTTACCAACTTTCTTCCATATATCCTTAATACCATTCATGGTAACATCATCTGACTTTAAAGCCTCAACATTATTCCATGATGCGTTCTCTGCTATCGCTCTCCTAAAAACAAAGGCAGAACCAAGTTCTTGCATCTCTGTCATGGTTGCTTCACTGATAGATTTACCAGTAGAATCAGTCAGTTTACCTGTAGCTTGGAACTTTATTCTTTGAGTACCAACAAAGAGAGTGATGTGTGGTTTAGGACCTGCATTATAATCCTTTGATTTAGAGTTCTTTTTATTTGCAGCTATGTAACTATTTTTATATCGTGCAATTAATTTTCTTACAGCACTCTCACTAGTCTTTAATGATATCCAACTGTCTGTAGGTTCGTATCCAAATGAGGTTTTACCATCCCATTTGCCATATTGTATGCTAGGATCATGTCTCCAGATCGCATCTTGACCTGCGACATCCATAATCCCCTCCATCTCTTCTTTTATTGGACGGGATCTAATTGCTCTGAGTATATCTTTTCTATCAATGTTCTGGTATGCCATTAATATTAGAAGCTTTTCCAATATTTAGGAGGTAATAACCCAGATTCTGTATCTGTTCTATGTTTTAGGGTTAAAACGATGTCACCAGCAAGACTAATTCTTTTATGTTCTCTGGGTTGAGGAGTAGTATAGTGTTCAAGATGACCAGGAAACATAATGAGATGCTCAGGTTGTGGATTGATAACGTATCCATCACCGTTGCTAAATCTATTTTCTTTAATGAATTTAAACGCATCTCCAAACCATTCGTTAGGGTTCTTTTTATGTAAAACTAGTGGGTCACCTGGTGTCTGTAGATAATACACCCATGATATGTGTGAGCATGAGTGGTAGTGACATGGAAAGTTTTGATTCGGATCACATATAGTGAACCAAGTCTTGACAAAATTAACATCAAAGGTAGATTTGTCTATTGCAAACTGATCCATGTACTCTATGGTACTCTTTTTCACAGCTCTAAAAAATTGTTCTAGTCTCCTGTCTTGATGTACTAGAACTTTTCCA